CGTCTCGAAGTTGGCGCAAGACTTTAGGCTTCCGCCACCCGGTCAACGTGCCCGAGTAAAGGTACGCGTTGAGCGAGTAGGCGGCTTGGCCTTCCGGCAGCAGGCTTTCGTCCCACGCAGGGAGCATGCCGCCGAACTTGTCCAACTTCAAAGACGTCATCGGATAGTCGCCTTCGACACCGTGAATACTTCGTTCATGCCGGGGTTAGAGACATAGACCGGCGTAGTGGTGGCTAGGGTTTTTGGCCCCAGCTTATTTTTTCCCCCCATCCGTCTCGTCGACGGTTGCAGCATTTCCTCGGAGGGCGCGGGCGGCTCTGTCCATCTCCTCGTGCCGCTTGACGGTCTTGGCGCCGGCCTGCTGTTCGAGCTCAAGCCGCTTCTTCTGGCGCTCGCTCAACGGCGGCATCTCCACTGCCGGTTTCTGTTCGGCTTCCGCGCGCATCGCGCGGATACGATCGAGCAGCTGGTCGCGCGTCTCGCCATCGACCACCGGGCCCTTGAAGTCTGCGATCTCCTGCTCTTCGGCCTTCGTCTTGGCTTCGGCCGCCATGGCCGCGCGGCGTTCCTCGTTGTGGACTTCGCTGTCGGTCTTCTGGTCGTTCTTCTGGTCGTCGGTCTTTTTAGCGGCCATCGTGGTGCTCCTATGGTGCTACGCAGTTGAAGATGATCGTGTCGTTTTTGATGTTGCCGAGCTTGTCGGTCATCGTGAGCAAGAGCTTTGTCTTCTCGTTGGCTTCACCGCCAGAGATATAAAAGACAATCTCGTCGCCGAGAACCTCCACATTGCCGATCGTAAAAATATCGTTGTCCGCGACAACGTCGATCTGGTCGATTTTCGACGTGTTCGCCAGCCAGTGCGCGTAACTGACGATCCAGCGCTTGGTGTCGCCGGCGGTGTGGGTCCTGCTCCCGATCAGCATTTTGTCCTCGATCTCGATAAGCCGTATTTCAACAGGGACTTCGATTTCCCGGTCTTCGCCCGGGATCAGCAGACACCGATCTTCCTCCGGGATTACAAAATCGCTCACAGGAGCGCCCCGCAGAACAGCGTGATGAAGTTGACCGCGCCGATGGTCGCCCCCACACCCGTCGTTTGCGCGTTCACGAAGCACTCATAGTAGTCAGTGCCGTTCGCCTGATCGACCACGCTAACCTGCGCGTTCGACGCGTCGGACGGCGTCTGCGCGCCGTTTTGCGCGATGCAGGTACCGTTCTTGAAGATTTTTACAGCCGGCGTCGTGTTGTTCTTGATGTTCGCAGTGAACAAAACGCCCGCGCAGAGAAAGACGACACCCGCCTGCGGCGTCCACCGGTAGTTGGTGTTGTCGTATTTGTTGTTGATGTCGAAAACCTCGCTGTCGAAACGGCAGCGGGTGTCGACGTTGTTGGCGATGGCGGTCTGGTTGACCGACATTTTGACCCGGAAGCTGTCTTTCAACGCATTCCCGGACTGGCCAGTCGGCCCCACAGCGCCCGTCGGACCGGTCGCCGCAGCGCCCGTAGCGCCTGTCACGCCAGTAGCGCCTGTCACGCCGGTTGGACCCGTCGGGCCTGTGCTGCCGGTTGGGCCCGTCGAGCCCGCGGCGCCAGCCGTGCCGGCCGTGCCGGTCGGACCCGTCGCGCCGGTTGGACCGGTCGGGCCTGTGTTGCCGGTGACGCCCGTTGGTCCCGTCGAGGCGATGCCGGCAGGGCCAGTCGCGCCGAAGCCGATCGGACCGGTGACGCCCGTAGGACCGGTCGGTCCGTCTTCGCCGTTGTAGCCGTCAGCGCCGGTGGCGCCGGCCGGACCTGTCGGTCCCGTCGTGCCTGTCGGGCCCGTGTCGCCGACCCCCGGGCCGGTCGGACCGGTCGCGCCGGTTGACGACGCCGTGCCCGGTGCACCGGTCAAACCGGTCGGGCCGGTGGCGCCCGTGGGGCCAACGATCGACGCGCCCTGCGGGCCCGTGTTGCCGGTCACGCCGGTCGGCCCGGTCGGTCCGTCGATGCCGAGCGGGCCGGTCGCGCCGGTCGGCCCCGTGCCAAGCGGACCCGTGGGGCCTTGCGCGCCAGCGAGGCCGCCCGCGCCAGTCGGTCCTGTCACGCCTTGCGGACCGGTCGGCCCCGTGCCGAGCGGGCCGGTGTTGCCCGTTGGTCCCGTCGAGCCCGTGTTGCCGGTCGGCCCCGTGCCAAGCGGACCGGTCGAGCCCGTGTTGCCGGTTGCGCCGGTGGCGCCTCCGCTTCCAGTTGCGCCCGTGGGGCCCGTCCTGCCCGTGGGGCCAGTCGCTGCAGCGCCGGCAGGGCCCGTCGCACCTGTTGCGGCCGCGGCGCCCGGACTGCCGGTCGGACCCGTCGAGCCCGCGGGGCCAGTCGCGCCCGTGGTCGACGCTTCTCCCGGTGCACCGGTCGGACCGATAGGGCCGAACGAGCCTTGCGCGCCGGTCGGGCCCGTGTCGCCCGCCGCTCCGGTCGGTCCGCCGGCGGGGCCTGTGGGGCCCCCCGGGCCGGTCGGTCCGGCCGAACCGGTGGGGCCGTTCGTGACCACGACGGGTCGAGCGGCCACGGGCGCGGCGGGGATCGAGGACGACATCAGAGCTCCATCATCAGATACGTGACGTCTCGAACGGCAGCGCCAACACCGCTCGAAGATTTCACCGAGAGATTGATCCAGTACGACTGGAAGAACGGGTAGACGTCGGTCGCCTCCGGCGTGAGCTCCACGGTACCGAGCAAAGCAAAAGGAATGGTTAAGCCCGGGGCGGAAACTTCCAGCGGAAGGCTGACCTCAGTGCCGTACGCGGGATCGCCGCGGCTGGGGTAGTCGTCCGTGGCGGCGTTCGCCACCCGGATGGTCACGATGGTGCCGCCGTTGTCCGTGTTCAGCGCGGTGCCCGTGACGATGAACAGCATGCGTCCGGACGTCTGCGGGATGAAACTCGCCGCCTGCCCGAGCATGCGTTCGATCGTGTCGACGCCGGTGATGAAGTCTTGGTTGATCGGGTCTTTGTAAATATTGAAGCGCTGGTTGTCAGGATAATAGTCCAAGAACCCTGACGGACCCGTCGGGCCGGTGGGGCCCGTAGACCCGGCACTGCCGGGCGGACCCGTCGGCCCCGTGGGGCCGGTGAGTGCAGCGTCAGCGCCGGCAGGGCCGGTCGGACCGATCGCGCCGGTCGGACCGGTGACGCCGGTCGCACCGGTTGGACCGGTGACATCGGCGCCGGTCGGGCCCGTCGGACCCGTCAAGCCGCCGTTCGGGCCGGTCGGACCGCCGAGCACGACGGTCGGCACGGTCATGATCTGCGCGCGGACTACTTTTTGGATGGTCACACCGGCACCTCGAAGATCGTCGCGGTGATGTTGGTAAGCGATCCGCCGTTCGGGTCAAAGCTGCTCGTGCCGGAAATGCCCGCCAAATCGAACCAGCGGTCTCCCAGCGTCGTGGTGGTGTTGATGCGTTGCATGAACGAACAGAACACCGGAATTTTTTTGTTGGTCCCGTCTGGAAACAGGATCGACGTGTACGACGCGTTCACGGAATTGTTCGGGTAGCCGCCGAACACGCCCGGTGCCGGCCCCGGGCCGCTGCCAGTGATGATGCCGCACTTGAACAGTTTGTTCACGGTGTCGGTGAACTGCGCGGTGAAAAACGCGAACAGATAGCTGCCGTTTTCTCCGCCTTTTACTTCGTACCGGAAATTGCAGCCCGCGCTCACACTGAGCGGCGTGAAGCCGCTGTAGCCGCTGATGTTCTCGCCATAGGCGAAATAGCTGTCGTCCGGAACAAGTAAAAATCGTCCTTTCGAGCCCCGCGGGCCTTGTGCGCCGAACGCAGACGCAGGCCCGAGCTTTCCAGTCGCACCCATCAACGCCGCGTAGACACCAGCCATGCCGGCCAAGCCTGTCGCACCGTGCCGCCCGATCGCGCCCATGGGCCCGTCGGGGCCGAGCAACCCCAGCGCGGCAGGGCCAGTCGGTCCCTGTCGGCCGATCGCAGGGCCTTCCGGACCGCTGACGATGCGAACGAGTTCAGCGCGCATCAACGAAGCCCTATGATCGGATAGCCGTTGGTGAACGAAAACGTCGCCGCTGAATTCGCCGTGTAGTCGTCGTTGCCCGTGAGATCGGGGAAATCACCTTCGTCGAAGGTGGCGTCGTAGGTGAGATTGTGCAGCAGCCTTTCCCAGCCGCTCGACGTGCAGCGGAGACCGAGTGTCTGAATTGCGTAGCTTCCCGGAAACGATTTGAATTGAAGGTCCGTGCCGCACCAGATTGCGAGATAGTAAGGCTTCGGCGAGAGCGCAGCGCTGATCGTGACCGTCATCAGGTCCATGACCGGCACGAGGTTGCCGCTGTCCACGACGGGGACCGTCGGGTGCATTTCTTCGTCGCAGTCATAAATTCCTAGCCGAAATCTCGCCGCAGGATCAGCCTGATACGACTGGATGGCGAGCTTCGTGTAGACGCGCCCGTACGGAATAAAGACAGGAATGAGGGTGATCACATCCGGCGACACGATGGTCGTGCCGAGCGGGATGTTCGGCCCAGTCGGCATGACCAGATACGTGTTCGCGTCGGCGTAGAGCGGCACGCCGATGCCGGCGATGTTGCCCGCACCGAGCGGACCGACTGGTCCGGCCGGACCCGTTGGTCCTGTCGCGGGACCGTCTATGCCTGTCGCGCCGACAACACCCGTTGGCCCCGTCGGACCGGTGTAGCCGATCGCACCTTGCTCGCCGGTCGGGCCTATCGGGCCGGCGCCGAACGGGCCTGTCTGTCCGGTTGCTCCCGTCGGACCGGTGGCGCCGTCTTCTCCTGCAGGGCCGGTCCCCATCGGGCCGGTCGGTCCGGTGTACCCCGTCGGCCCCGTGAGAGACACATCGCCTTGCGCGCCGGTTGGGCCCGTCGGACCGAAGCCGGGCCCGGTGGGGCCGCCGACGACCCGAACCGGCTTCGCATAGATGATGGTTGGCCCGTCTGTCATCGGATACCGATCAGGAAATTGGAATTGCTGTCGACGAGGGTCTTACCAGTAAGGTCCGGCAGGGGAGAACTAAAACTTGCACCGCCGGTGTAGTTGCGCGCGACGATGTTCGTCGACCACTGTTCGGCAGTTGCTGGCGGGTAGCGTTTCCAGCCCAGCACCGGAAGGATTTGCGCGCTGTTGAGGGCGCGGAAATTGTGACCGAACTCGACTTCCAGCGCCAGATAGTACGGCTTTGCGGCCAACGCGACGCTCATCACCGCGCTCATGCGCCCCGCGCCGATCGGCGTCATCGCGCCGCTGTCAAACGCAACCGTCGTCGGCTGCATGTTTTCGTCGCAGTTGTAAATTCCCATGCGCATGCGTACCGACGGCAGGCGCGCACTCTGGCTCTCGCATACGATCTGCGTATAGGTGCGCGCGAACGGCACGAACACGGGCGAGAGCGCGATCGCTCCGCTCGCCAAGGCGCCGTACCCCCACGAAGAACTGCCCGCTATGGGCGTCATCGGCGAAACCAAGAACGCTTCGCTGTCGCCGAAGAACGGCACGATCGTCCCGCCGACATTGCCCGTCCCCGTGAGCCCGGTCGTACCGGTTATCCCTCGCGGCCCTCCGCCTCTGCCCTGCGCACCCGTGCGGCCCATCGGACCTGTATTGCCCGTGGGGCCGTCCAGCCCTTGGTCGCCGGCGTAACCTGTGGGGCCGAGCGTGTCGCTGTTGCCGCGAGGCCCTGTTGCTCCGCGCGGACCGGTCACACCGGTTGCCTTCGAAGCACCGGTCGGGCCCGTCGCGCCCATCTCGCCTTGCACGCCAGTCACGCCGGTCGGACCAGTCGGCGCGCGTGCGCCAGTCGGACCAGTCGATCCGGTTATATTAGACACGGGGCCGGTGGCCCCCGTGATCGCTATCGACGGAAGTTGGTAGACACGCGCAGGATCATCGCGCGTGATCGTCATGCGGGCAGCCAGTCGTCATGGTTGATCCAGCCCGTGGTGCCGTCGCAATCGAGGTAGAGCTCCCATGCGCCGTCATCGGTCGCCGTCGACGTTACGCCGACCAGCTGCTCCCACGTTCCTGTGCTCGCGCTGCCGGTGGCGAGAACAACATCGGAGTTTTGCCCCATCGCGGAATTCGCACGCTGCATGAGGCGAATTTGGTTTCCGTTGTACGCCGCGCCGTCGCCGGCAGCGGACTTGCGCACGTACACCGACACGGATGCCGACGCGCCGCTGTTGCAAGCTACGAGGAAGCCACGGTGCTTGGCTGCGCTTTTCAATTTGTTGGACGCACTGCTTGGCGTCATGCGCGCAGACGGTGACGCCGTCTTGTAAATCGTGCTGTCCGTCTTGATCTGTCCGTACTTCAGGTCGGTGCGATGATCTCCCGCGGTCTTGTTGTATTTCTGATGCGTGAAGAAGCCGTCTTCAGTCCAGTCGGCCTTAACGCTGCCGCCAAAGACGGTAGTCGGAAAACGACAGTTGTTTGCAAAGCCCTCTACTTGGGCGTACTGGCTCGCAGAAGCTATGCTGAAACCAGCAATCGAAGGAGGGGCATAAATACCCGTGCCGGGGTTCATGTCCACGTCAATGAATTCAAATCTCTGGAGAGCCCCATACTGCGAATATATCGCGTAGGTTGGAGTGTACGTGGTATCGCCGCACAGTATTCCCGTGGATATGTTCAGAGCATCCACGTAGGCGTAAATGCAGGGGGACGCCGTTCCAAAGATCGTTAGGTTCGTAAATTTTACGCTTGCAGTATTGATGCCCGCGCTGAATTGAATTCCGTACCCGTTGTGTCTCCAGATGGTCAGGCCATCGATGATACCGTTCAGTCCGGTCGCCTGAAAAAGAGAACCGGGACCGCCACCAGAATGCGTAAGGTTATTCTGGAACGTTCCAATATTGTAAAGAGATATAGTCGCCTGACTGATATTAAATCCTGAACTCGTGCTGGAACCACTCCCGACGGAAGTGTTGTTGGTGATGGTTCCTACCAATCCATCAGTAAAGCTAAAGCCGCTGCCGGTGCTGTAGCCTCCTGCGAGCATGTTTACGTTGTTGTCGAATGTATAATCGGCGTTAGTGACTTGGCCGACCAACGCGAACGGACCAGAATTCCATCCCATGCAATAGCTGATATTGGCGTTAACGGTGGTTACACCCGCGTCTATGTAGACAGTGTTGCTCTCGCCATCGTGGATGGAGCAATAGGACATCGTTTTCGCGTTGGCTAGCGTAGCCTCTCCGTCGAATTCTACGCCTCTCTTGTTGTTCGTGCTGGCAGAACCGCCCAAGAAGTAAAATTCCGCCCACGATGCGTTGAACGTAGCGCGCGAGTTGGCGTACACGTACGCCATGTTCGACGATGACGTCGAACATATCTTCACGTTCCGGGTGAGCAGAATGACTTCGGCCTGTATGGGCGAGCTACCGCTATGCGTGAAGGTCGGATACAGCACTGTCGTAAACGAGGAAACGCCCGCGTCGGCAGAAATAAGGAACAGTTCACATTCAGTGTTCGTCATAGACGTAGACGCAACGGCAACCAGATCGCCCGACTTCCATCCCGTGTCTTGGCTGATATTCCAAGTGGTCGTGGCAGGGATCGAGGAAGCGACGATCAACGCTACGTGGCTGTAAATGAAGCACTGCGTGGTGTCGCCAGCGTAGGACGTGGTACCGGCAGCGGAGCAGGCTAGGAAACCAATACCCGGAGTGGTTACCGTGCTGCTGGAGATGCTGCCGCTGATCTTGATGACATATCCGGTGCCATAGGCCGCGATGCTCGCCGATGGAGAGCCACCCGTGCCGAAGGCAGTTGGCGTGCCAATGGTGCCAGCCTGAAGGTCCACGTCGACGTAGACGCCGGTCGTGTGGCTGCCCACGGCAACCGCGTTGCCAAGCTGCACGCGCACGTAACGATTGCGCGTTCCGCTGCCTCGATTGAGCACAATCTGCCCGGACAGAACGGTGTTTCCTGTGATGCTCGCACCGGAAGTTCCGTATCCATACCCGTGATTGCCATTGGTGGTGTTATCAGTATACGCGCCATTGATGATCGAACCTTCCGGTCCAAGCGCGCTGGGGACGGAGAGGACCGAACCGTTGGTCGAGCTAGTGGTGGTCCAGATGCTCGCGCATGTAACGTCCGCCGTGAGCAGCGCCTTGACGATGTTCTTTCCGCTCGTGCGGGAAAGGCCCTTTATGTTGACTACACCGCCGAGAATATTAAGTCCAAAATCGTTATCCGCAGACACGGGCTGCATCTTTAACGCGGCAGTGCTGTCGCGCGGTATCTCCGCGCCGTTCGAACCCATGTTCAACGTGCCGCCCTCGTAGACGTACACGTCCCCGGCCACTTGGAGCAGGTAATTCGTCGCAGCCGTTGTTCCGTAAGTCAGCGTGCCCCATTGGCCAACCGCGACAAGTCCGCCGTAGACGGTCGTGGAGTTCACGCTGCCGCTGCCGTAGACGGTTGCCGCAGTGCTGTCCATCGTGACTGCGCGAGCGTTATGCGTGCCCGCTCCGGTCAACTCTCCGACGATAATCAAGTTGTCAGCCGCCGCAGCAGTTGCGGCGGTGGTCGTACGCAGCGCACGGGTCCAGTCGTTGGTGGTGCCGGAATTACGACTAAGGACGACAGTAGCCGAGCCGGTACCGGCCACGGTCGTAAGAACAATGGTCCAGTTCGAACCACCGTCTCCGGTGGCCGTGCTTGTAAATTTAAAGACAACAGGTATAGGCGTCGCAAAAGACGGCGCGGGTAAATCGGACTTATTAACGGTCACGGTTGCCTGCGAAACACCGCCCTTCTGCAAATCGACCTTGAACGTTCCGGTACCGGCGGTGCCGTTGCAGTAAAGAAACAGCAATATTCCGTCGATCACCTTGGCGTTTGTCACCGTGAAGGTAGGCGACGTTAGCGTCGTCGCGTTGGCCATCGTGACGTTGTTCGCCCGGATCATCGCCAACGCAGACGCGCCGGTCTCCGTCGCGGCAAACGTAGACGCGCCCGTAAGATTGCCGTCAGCGTTGGCGATCAGTGTGGCCATCAACCAGCCTTAAGCACGGGGCATGGAAGCCCGTTGAACCAATACTTCGTCGTCCCTGCGTCACGCGCGCCGATCTTGGTGCCCGGCAGGGGGAGACCGTTGAACCAGTAGCGCATGCTGTTGATCGTCACCGTCGTCGTGATGACCCAGAAAAATGGCTGGCTGTACGGCTGCATCGACTAACTAAGCCCCGTTCCGGAAAGCATCCATGCTGTCGAAGTGACCTTGATCGCAGTCGCGAGACCATACTGCGCGAGCGCGCGCGTGCCGGTTGACCCCGTGCCGGCGAGGTACAGCGTGTCGGAAGTGATCGCGATGTTGATGCTGTTGGCGCTCAAGTTCGAGAACGAGATCACCGTGCCGATCGTGTACGCGACGTTGGCGTTGCTATCGATCGTGAACGTGCGCGTGTTTGCATCCGACGCCGGATGGTGGATGTGCTTGCCGGCATCGGAGAGCACCGTGGTGTAGTCGGCGCTCTTCGAGTTCTGCGGCACGACGCCGTCGACCGCGCCGGTCGGACCGGTTGGACCCGTGTTGCCAGTCGGACCTGTGGCGCCTGTCGGCCCCGTGTTGCCAGTCGGTCCTGTCGGGCCCGTGCCGAGCGGGCCGGTCCAGCCGGTCACGCCCGTCGGACCGGTGTCGCCGGTCGGGCCGGTCCAGCCGGTCGGACCAGTGTTGCCCGTCGGGCCGGTGTCGCCGGTCGGTCCGGTGGCGCCGGTGTTCACCGCGGTGCCGGGGATACCGGTCGGTCCCGTCGGACCAGTGTTGCCCGTCGGTCCCGTGCCGCCGAGAAAACCGTCGGCACCGGTCGGTCCGGTGGCGCCGGTGTTCACCGCCGTGCCGGGAATTCCTTGCGCGCCGGTGTCGCCGGTCGGGCCCGTGCTGCCGGTCGGGCCCGTGCTGCCGGTCGGACCAGTCGGTCCCGTGCCGAGCGGACCAGTGTCGCCGGTCGGACCGGTGTTGCCCGTTGGCCCCGTGCCGAGCGGACCGGTCCAGCCGGTCGGACCTGTCGGTCCCGTGTTGCCGGTCGAGCCCGTCGGACCGGTGTTGCCGGTCGAGCCCGTCGGTCCCGTGCGTCCTGTCGGGCCCGTGACACCGGTGGGGCCCGTCGCGCCGGTGTTCGCAGCGGCGCCGGCGACACCAGTCGGACCCGTCTGTCCGACACGGCCGGTCGGCCCGGTCGCACCAGTGGCAGCAGCCGCACCGGCCACGCCCTGAATGCCCTGTTGTCCCGTCGGGCCGGTTGGTCCGGTGGTGCCGAGTGAACCGGTCGGGCCGGTGAACGATCGGCCTGTCGGACCGGTCCACCCGGTTATGCCGACGGAGCCCGGCGGGCCGGTCATGCCGGTCGGGCCGGTGACGCCTACGGCGCCGGGACCGGTCGGCCCCGTGTTGCCGGTGGCACCGGTGGAGGCATGGCCGGTCGGGCCGGTCGAGTTAGGCCCTGTCGGGCCCGTCGCCCCCGTCGGGCCAACCGCCGGCACGTTGACGGCGTTCGCGACAACGATGGGCCTCGTGACGATCGGCGCGGGGTCGTTGCGGATGACCGGCATTGCGCCCCCTCATGGATAGGTGACGCCCTGCACGACTTCCAGAATGCCATGCATGAGCGGGACGCGAACGCTGTTCGCGTCGATCATCACGAGGTCGTAAACGTAGACCCCCGGGTCGAGCGCGGTGCGCAAGCTGGCGGCGTCGACGTCGAAGTGGATGACCCGCTGGATGTTGTCGTCTGTAATGATGCGACCGTTTCCGGTCGTTAAAGACAGAAGCGGCGCGCTGTCGTAGGCGTTGCGGCGAACGTGGAGCTCGAACGTGCAGCCGGTGAGCTCCCACGTCGTGTCGTCGAGATCGCCGAACTGGAAGGCGTCCGACCACGACCCGTTGTTGTCGACCGCAAGGTCGACCCGCGCGGACGTCGGGCTGTGGTTGTCGCCGCAAATATCGGTCATCGCTGCGTCGTCGGGTGAACGTTGAACGTGCTCACTCCGCCCTTCTGACTTCTGGTCCGGAATGTCTGCGGGAAGGCCCACGCCTGCGCGCCGACGGTGTTGGCTTTGGTGGCGGCGACGCGTGCGTGCGCGCAACGATCGCGGAATTTCAGGAGATGGTAGTTCGCCATCTGCGTGTTGCTGTAGCTCTGCCCCGGCATCAGCATCATGCTGCCGATCAGGCCGTGCTGGATGCCGACGCCATGGGTCGGCAGCACCCAGTCCGGGATGTAGGGCGGGTAGCAGCACAGCGGATCGTTGACGGTTTTGACCACCGTCGCCTGCATCATTTGTGCCTGCGTGTATGGAAACTGAAACCGCACGGAGCCGACGTCCGGCATGATCGCCGCCTGCACGGTGCCGTACTGGTCGACCACATGGAGAAGCCGCAGGACGCGCCCTTGCGCGGGATAGAGCTTGTAGTCCTGCGCTTCCGGGACGACCTGAACCGGCAGCGTCTCGGTCCAGCAATTGGAGAGATCGAAAAACTGTTCGAGCGTCTCATAAAGCTGCACGCGCAGTTGCGCTTTCGAGACACCAGACAGATGCGCTTGAGCTTGCCCGAAAAGTTTCCGCCAGTAGTTGTCGCTCTTTTTCGCGGTCATCGACGTTCCTTACGGCCTTGCGGCGGCGAGCCGCCCTGCACGGGGCCAATGCCATGGCCGATGAGCCCGGTGGTAAACATTCCCAAAAAAGACGACGCGCGGCTGTCTTGAACATCTTCTTGATCGCGTTCAAGCGCGTGCGCGCAGAGCCCGTGCAGGACAGCGAGCCGGAATTGCGGCTCGATATCGACTGGCGTGTCGTCGACTTCCTCAAACGATTGGACCTGCCCGTCGAAATTATTCCAGACGAACAGGTCCGGACGCAGGCGGGAAGTTTCGAGCATCGTGATGTTGAGCGCCACCAGCATGGACGGATCGTCGTAGCGGTAAGGCGCGATGGTGTCCTGAAGCAGCGTGCGCGCGTCGGCGACGTAGTCCGACACCTTGCGCAGCGTGGGCTGGTCTTCGTCGGTGAAATTGCCGTGGTATGAGGGGGTAACAGCCATTACGCGCTCCGATCGCGGCCGAAGCGTACGGACCAAAACTTAAGAAAGGCTTAACCTACGCAGCGAGGCTCTCAACGCCGTTTGCACAGCGTTGAGAGATGTCGCGAAGGTCGTTCAGCCGGTGGCGCCGGACGTACCGGTGCCGAGCGCCAAGAGATTGCCGAGCGCGCCGCCGGTCGCGTAATACTGACTGATGGCGGAGCCGCTCGCGTGAGCCGCCGTGTAGAGTTGCCCCCACACACCGGCGGTCGCGTTGTACTGGTTGAGCGCGGTTGCGTTCAACCCGAACTCGTTGGCCAACGCCTTGGCGACGCCGCCAGCTGCGTACTGGTCGAGAGTTGGGTTTACGGCCATGGACTATTAGTCCCCGTTCGCCACGATGGCCTGCACCAGCGCGCTGCTGTCCACGATCTGGTAACCGTAGACCTGCAGGCCGCGCAGGATTTGGCCAAACGTGAGTTCGGACCGCAGCGTCTCCACCTTGCTGATCTGCGAGGCGAAGGTGAGCCCGTGGGCGTGCCCCGCGTAGATCGGCTGTTCGCCGGACGAGAGGTTGGTGCTGTCCGTCGAGTTCGTCGGCAGCAGGTTGGAGATGTAGAGCGTGAACCGGTCGATCATGCCGAGCCGGCCGTTGCGCAGCATCGACACGCTGTCGCCCGACAGATACGCCTGACGGAGCTCCGACTGCTTGATCATGCGGCCTGCCCAAGCAGGCATCACGATCCAGCGGCCTTCTTCCGGGATGTTCTGTTCGTCGAGGCACTGACCCATGCGCAGGATCAGGTCGATCAGGTTGACGTCGCCGCCCGAGGCGCCCGAGCCGACGATCGACACCGGGGTGCCCTTGACGCCGAGGTTCAGGTTGCCCGAGAGGACGCCGGCGGTTGCGCCGCGGTTGGTCGAGGCGGCGCCGCCGATGATGCTGCCGAGCACGTCACGATCGACGGTGATCTTCAGCTGCTGCGCGGCGTCATCCGACCACATCGACAGGACGTTGAGGTCGGACTGAACTTCCATCACGTCGTCGAGGATCAGCGAGAAATACTTGCCGATGCCGATGTAGAGCTCAACGGAGCCGCCCGACGGACGATCGAGACCGAGCAGACCGTCGGCCTTGTAGTCGCGGATGGTGATGGTGGGCTTGGTCCGGATTTTCACCCGGTCGCCCATGTTCTGGATTTCGCCTTCGTAGTCGGTGTTCGAGATCGCCGCGAGAACGGTCGATGCGTAGAACTTTTCGACCAGCTTGGCCGACCAGATTTCCGGGATGAAGCCCGTCGACTGGAGGGTGTTCGCGGTCGAGCCGGCCGGGGTCAGCGGCGGCAGAGAGCCCGACGTTGCGCCGGGAAAACCCGAGGAAGGAATGGTCATGCGTAGCCCCAAGGTGTGGGGCTACACGAGCGTGACGCGGCAGCCCCGGTTGTTAGCGGATGCGCCCTTCGCGACCTGCAGCGATGATGTCCACTTCGAGGCGGGCCCATTCGGCCTCACGGCCAACGTAGGCTCCTCTACGTTTGTGCTCATACAGCGATGCGATCTGGGGGCGGGTGTAAATGGGCTTGTCGGGCTGGATGTGGCTATCGCCGCCACCAGCTGGGACGCCCTTACCCGGTGCCGCCAAGGAAGCCAGTGGGACTGCCGGGGCTCTCGGTGGCTCTGGTCGAGCGACGGGAGCGGGCGGCGTGGCTGCGATGTGGCCCGTAGCTGCTTCCTCATTGAGGAAGCTCTTGAAGAACGAGATGACACGGGGGGCAGAGCCGGCCGCGATAGCTTCGTCCAACAGTCGTTGTCTAACACGTCCGGAGAGAAGGTCAATACCCATCAGCCAGCGATGCCAGCGAGGATCGTTGTCGATCTCTCTAAAATTTGGAACTGCCACTTCGATCGCCATGTCCATGGCGACTTTGCTTTGGTTCGCGAGACGACGACGCAGTTCGGCGTTCTGTTCTTCGAGCGACTGCACCACCGGTGCGACGACCTGCTGCGCGGCGCGCTGCGCGACGTCGAGTAATTCCGGACCGAAAGCCTCTTCGTCTTTCGGCGTCAAAAACTGCTTCGGCGCCGGCGGGGCTTCGCGTCGCGGCTTCGGCTGGCGCTGTGCGCGCTGGTGCTGCGCCACCTCGCGGTAATAGTCCTCCTGCAGCTGCCCGAGGTCTTGCCGCGTGGCGTGCAAACGACCTTCGGCGGTGAGCGCGCGCTCCTTCCAGTTCACGTCTTCCGCCGGCGGTGCTGCAGGCGGTTCGGTAGGAGCCGCCGCAGGCGCAGCAGGTGCTGCGGGCTCTGCTACTGCCTGCGGCGGGGTAGGAACTGGCGCTAGGGACGCCGGCTCCGCAACAGGCGACGCCGCGGTCGGCGGAGCGTCACCCGAAGGACTGTAAAGCGCGTCGACCGCCGCGGCGCGTGCGCGCACAGCCGGCGGAATTGTGTTCGGATCGATCGGCGCCTGCTGGCGCGGCTTGGCGTCAACTACGATTTCTACCATCGTTCACCCCTATTTCACCTTTTGTACATCGTTGAACAATCTCGACAGTTTCATGCACATCTGCGCCTTGCCTTGCGCCGCGTGCACGTTCCCCTCTGTCTGCGCGAGCTCCGTCAGTTTCCCCAATGTGTAGCGTTCAAACGCAGCACAAAACTCGCCGTACTGCTGCGGCGCGGCGTTGCGCATGAAGCGCAGGCGCTGTGTAAGATCGTCGTCGGTCAAATGTCGTCTGCGTCGCCATCGCCGAGCATCATCGGGTCGGCAGGCGCCGCCGGTGAGGACTTGGCGTAATTTCCGGGAAGTCGGAATGCATCCGCGCCGGTCACGGCATCTGCGTTGCTGGACGATGTCTCGCGCGCGCCCTTGCCGCGCTGCACCGTGACACCACCCTTGCCGATCGGCGTGAGGTCTTTCTTGAACGGGCCTTTACGTGCCATAGGGCTTCAATCCTCCAAAGCCGACGCCTGCTCCGCGCTCGCTGCCCGTGTCGGGGACGCCGGAAAGCGGCGTGCCGCCCTTGCCGTAGTCGCGGGTGCTGACGGGGCGGATGCGCGGCGCGGCCATCACGGCCTTGGACGGGTCGGCCATCTTGGGGCGGCCCGTCTGCCCGGGGGCGGAGAGTGGCGCCGGTGCTTTGGGCAGCCGGGGCATCAGCGCGCGCTCGTGCGGCCCGCCTGCTGCGGCTCTGCGCCATGGAAGCCGAACATCTTGTTCGTGCCGCCCTTGGCGAACGAGGCGCCCTTGCCGGTCGCGCCCGGATCGCCGGTCTGACCGGACTTCATCGGTTCGGCCTGCTGCTCACTGAACATCGGCGTGTCGCCACCCTTGGCGAACTCGACGTTGTGCTGGGCCTCTTTGGTCTTCGACGGCGCGACCATGGAAAATCCTCTCAGTGGAGCCTGTCTGGAAAGCTATCTCTTCTGACGTAGAGCTAAACCGTTAAGGAAAAATTAAGGGTCCGGCGGGTACTCGCGGTCGATACCGCGACGACCTTGGATGAAGCCGTCACCGTGACGCAATTCGCGGATGTCCTGTTCGGTTGCTGAAAGGCGGGCGGCAAGCACGCGTATCTCGCCGCGGATATCGGCGAGGTTAACCAAAATGTCGCCGAGTTTCTTTATCTCGACCTGCATCGAGTTGAGCTCTAGCTTGAGCGCCGCCGAGCCGAGCTTGAGCGTACCGACGTCGTGCTTCATCGTGATCAACACCAGCAGCCCGCCGCCGATAATTGCGGCAATTTCGATCATGTTGCCGATGGTGATCGTGTAATCGAGTGTCAACATTCCAAGCGTTCCGCTCATTTGCCGACCAGCCGTTTCAGGTTGTCGACGATGCCGCCTGCGGCTGGTCCACCCCGCAGCACCACCGCGCCGGCGCCGAACAGAAATGCCAGCAGCAGATACGCCCACTCAACCGTCGAGCCCGACGACGGATACTGGAAATTTGGAACCGATTGACGGATCACGAAAACTAAAAACGGCACGCACCATTGGTGCCAGAACAAAACGAATAGCTGGGTGTATACCATCCAGCACCATGCCGTCTGCATCATTTGCGACGTACGCAGGGTTCCTTGAAAACTTTCAAACGTGCGCGCGGTCAGGTCGGCGTGGGCGGTCTCCACCTTGGTGAAGGAACCAAGAAACGCCTCTTTGAATTTTTCAGCGAGCTCTGCCTCGCTGATTTTCCTGTCTTGATAGTCTTTCAAGACGCCGCGGATATTGCCGAAGAACGCGTCGAACAGTTTTCCGCCGAGGGCAGCTGCGATGGCTTCCAGCATGTCAATCCTTGTGCGGTACGCGTTCAATAAAAGAGCGGATGACAGGCATCGCGGCCGCCCCGAGGCGGATGGACGTCGTCACCCAGTCAGGCAGGATATAGGCCGACAGGTCGACCCCTGCGATCGCGGGCAGCAAATCCCCCAGCACTTGCGAGGTTAACACTGCGGCGTCGAGCGCACCGTTCCATAGCGACGGGAACGACACGATCATTCCGGCCGTGACCACGTCCCAACGAACCCTCAACCACGACAGGATGGCGCCGCGGAATTGCTGGAACTCAGGACGGTCTTTAATACGCGGGCGCACCATGAGAAAGTAAAAAATCAGGGTGGCGACCGTGACCAAAATCCAGATGACGGTCTGCGGCTTGCTGATGAATGTAATTTCCATGTCATGCTCCCTTTTTGAGCAAGGATAAAAATGCTTCCAGCAAGCCTTTGGGCTTTGCGTTCGGCGGCGCGGTGGCTGGTTTCGCCGCCGGTGCCGGGACAGTTGCCGGGTTGTACGGCGTGTCCTTGATTTTCGACCAGCGTTCGAACGCGCGTTTCAATTTGCCGTCGTAGTCGTTCTGGCGGTAGTTCGCGCCGTTGTAGCCTTGCGCGAACCGCGCCCAATCCTTCATCCGCAACGCCCGGTCCAGCCCCTTGCTCTTGATGAAGCGGATCATCGCTTCAAGCTGGTTGGCTTCGTCCTTGCAGAAGTCCGCCACCATGGCCTGCGGCGACAGATAGCCGGCGGCCTGATAGTTCTCGCCGAGAATTTGCCCGAGGCCCCATGAGCACGCTTTCAGCGCCGCGGTCTCGTCGATCTCCATGGCCCGCAGCAGGCGCGGATAGCTGTCAGGCGGATATTCGCCCGGCCGCCACTGCGAGTAGGCGAGCCCCTGCGAGACCGCCGCTGCACGCTTGTCCTGCGGCAGGCAGCGGAAGAACACATGCGGCTCGAACAGCATCTTCAGCCGGCCTTGGCGGTCAAAGCCCGAGCCCGAGCTCTCCACGTCGAGCACCGCGTGGATTTCGTCCTCGCCGACGCCGATCAACGCGCCAATCCGCGGGATGTCGTAGTCGTCGAGCCGTTTGCCCGAGCCCTGAAAGTTCATGACCGCACTCCCATGTAGTTGGTGAATAAAGTCTGGTCGTGGTCGGCGGCGTACCACCACAGTGGAAATTCCGGATTGCGCTCTTCGAGCCGGGCGAGCGTGTTCACTTCCCACGACACGTTGCCGGTTTCTTCGATCCAGCGGACGTACTCGTTCTGCATGGCGTCGTTGAACTGCACGACGTATTTCTTGGGGACGACCATCACCCCGCCGCAAAACCTCCAGCATGGATGGTTGTCGTCGTAGGTATACGTTCCTTTTGGCCAGCAACCGGGGATGGTCACCGCGCGCTCGCCTTCAGCGCGGGCTAAAAAGTCGTCTATAATTTTCGCGGTGACGCCCGGTACGTGGAAAATACCGGCGTCGATCCAGACGAACACGTCTGTTTTCGGGTATTCCACCCACGCCTTCTCGATCCATTGCGTCTTTTGCGCCTGCACGATGTGATACCCGAGCGTGTTCTTCGCCGGATTGTCAGACACCGAGTGCGTGCAGGACTGTTCGCTGTTGCACAGGTACTGATGCAGCCAGCATTCTTCGAGTTCGGGTTTGTAGAGCAGCACGCTGTGCTCGATGTTGAACAGCTTGCGGACAAGCTGTTCGTACTCCCGCTTGGGCCGCGGGTGGTTCGGGAGCTCGACGTATCCGGTTACGACGGTGATCATCTAGTCCTCCAGCGTGAACCGGACGACTTCGTCGGCGTCCATAATCGCGAGCCGTGCCTCGCAATCGCGCACGCCATACGAGATGACGATCTCTTTGCTGTCCGGCAGATACCCGAGCCCGGCAGCGAACTCGATTTCCTTCGCGTGGAAACAGAACGGATGCGAGAGCGCGTGGAGGTTTTTGTCTTCCCGGAACAGCGCGAACCGGTGTCTGTAATAGCGCTTCGGCTGGCCGGGGATTTGCCCGGCCTCGTGCACGATCGCGAGTTTTCTCCCCTCGCCGATGTCGACCACTTGCGAACCGCCGCTGACGTTGCCAACATCCCATTGCTGCGGATGGTCAACGACGAATTTTCCATCGGTGTCGATCAATGCCCCGAGACGATAGACGAACCGCAGGTCGTTACCTTCGACCCATGGCATCCAGTTTTTCTCGTTCCGCCGGTGCTCTGGCAGGATACGTTTCCAGTTGTTTCCGTATCGCCATCGACCATTCTCGTTCACCAGCGGTGCAAGAACTTGCTCGCACCATCCTTCACGGTTCAGCTGCCGCACAGTCGAGAGCGTCCAGAAATCACCGCGCCACTTAAAAAGACGGCTGTCTTCAAAGCCGTGGACGAGGTCCCATTCCATCGGCCAGTTTTCGGAGGGCATAAGAATTTCTTCCCAGCCGCCATCCCGCCGGTCGATGAAATTGCGGGTCTTGATCGGATGGTCGAACTCGCTGACTGATCCGTCTTCGTTGTTGATCATGTAGCGGCCGTCGACGATCGAGTAGTTCACCGTCCGGACCAGCGTGCGCGCTCTCCCGTCTTCGTCGACGAACACGGAAGGGTTCATCGCCTTGTAGCCGGCGGGAGGCGTGAACGAATACTTCTCGGACGTAAAAGACGGCACGAAGGTCTTCAGCGGCTCCAGATACCAGTAGAGGTTTCCTCTCGCCTGCTGCGAGCCTTCGAGCGACAGCATCGCCGCAACCTTGGCGCCTTCGGCCCGATGCTTGTTGTCGTAGCCCGCGCAGATCGCGAACTCTTCCCGCAGGCCCGTCCGGTAGACTTCCTCGTTGACGAACAGGAGATCGCCCGGCCGCTTGAGCTTCATCCCCATCGTCGAGAACAGCAGCGACGTCTTCTGGCGGTCGGGCTTCTCGCGGTAAAACCGCGCAAGGTCGTAGAGCGCCTCCGCGCGCGAAGGCCGCATCTCGTAGGCTTTGAGCATGTGGTGGACGTAGGCAGGCTCGTCGTCCATCTTCAAAAGACAGTAAGCGTACTTGACCTGCGCGTTCCAGACTTCCTCGTCCCAGCCGCCGAGCTCGACGCGGCGCTTGTAGAACGCGGCCGCCGTACCCCATTCGCCGCCGTCGAAATAAGACTGCGCCAAATAGAACGTGTAGCGCTGCACCAGCCCCGGGTCTTTTTCCGTTGCGAGCGCCTTGGTCAGAAGATCGATGTCGCGCTTGTACTTGTCCGGCCGGTTGGCGCCGTCGGCGTGGTCGACGAAGTACGCCGCGTCTTCCGGAATGATCGGGCCGGCGACGTCGAGATACTCGTGCGTGACGCCGCGATATTTGCCGGTGGCGTCCTTGCTCACCAGCCGCATGTTGAAGTAGCCGATCGTGCCGCCGGCGAACTGTTTCATGTTGTAGCCGGGCGCCGTGAGGCCGACGTCCCACTCGCCCTTGCGAACGACGAGCTCCATGTCGGCGTCGCACAACAGAAGATAGTCCCACGGCAGCTTGCTCGCGCGCGCGAGCTTCAGCGCCTGATTGCGCGCCTGCTCGAAGTTCTCGAACGGTGCGTGGCCGATCTCAAGCGGCTTGCCGGCTTCCTTGAAAAGGCTGGTCAGCTTGACCAGCGTGTCGTCGGTTGACCCGGTATCGACGATGATGGCGCCGGCGATCTGCGGCAGCAGGCTCTTAACGCAACGTTCGATGCGCGCGCCCTCGTTCTTGACGATGGCGTTCCAGAAAAGTTTCACTGATTTCCCCCTTCATGATGTCAGCCCGGCCCTCCGACGGGGCCCGGCAGGCGTTGGCCGGGTTGCGGGGGCTTGCGCTGGTTTCCAACGACGTCGACGCCCATGGCTGGGGCGTTGTTCATCGGTGATGCTTGGTTGCCTTGCGCCTGTCTTGCGTCGCGATCCATTGCACCGGACGGAGGGCCGGGGGGGTTTCCGTCCATTCCGCCCGGTGCAGGGGGTTGGGGTGAGCCGCCCCCCTCCTCCGGCATCGACGCCCTCGACGCCAGAAAGCCGGTGGTGAGTTCTTTGGTGATGCCCTGAACACCGAGCTCGACACCCTTCTGGATGCCTTTGTCGACCTGCTCGCTGATGGCCTTGTTCTGCTGCTCTTCCTGCTGCTTGGCCTGTTTCTTGAGAAGCTCTGCTTCCGACGGAACGACCTTGTCGCTGGACAGGCCGATCGTGTCGGCAACCGAGCGCAGCACCGAGCCGCGGCCGGCGAGACCGACGATCGACATGTCGACCGGGTTGTTGGTGTGTTGCAGGAACTCCAGCTGGCGCTGGCGCTGCGTCTCGCGCTGCACCGCGACCGTGGTGCCCTGCACGTAAAACTTCTCTTCGCCCGTGAGCATCCCGGTCGTGTCGGTGAGCATCACGAGGTCGCCAAGCTGCTGCAGGGCCACTTCGAAGATGTCGCGGTCGATGTTGGCGGCGACGGTCTGGAGGATTTTGGACGCGTTGCCCATGAGCATCGCGAGGCCCGACGCGGTGCGGCCGGCGCCGCCCGACGCGCTGCCGCCGACATACTTCGGGATCGCCGAGATGTCGTCGGAGAACTCCACCAGCGCTTTATAGACGGCGAGCAGTTCCTGCGCGTTCGACTGCGGCTGGAAGAACTCCACCGGCGCCTTGGAGTTGGTGCCGACCGGGTCGTTGGCGGCGTGCCAGCGCTTCCACGGGAAGAGCTCGTCGACGTTGTCTTCCGGGCGTACGCGGTCGGTGTTGACCACCACTTGCGGACCGGACGCGATCGCCATGTTGTTGAGCAGCGACCGCAAGGTCGCGTTGGCCGCGTCCTGCAGGTCCGCCATCAGGTCGGAGAGCGAGTTGCCGAGCGGCGTGCCGGGCACTTTCTCGAACGACGTGGTAAAATAGTTGTGCCGTGCACGGGGGGAAGGCGACAGGTTCGCCTTGATGACATGACGCCCGATCAAATAGACGTCGACCCGGTAGTCACGGAGCTCATCGTTGACCCCGGGCATACCATAGTCCTGCAAAATCCGGCCTTGAACGTTGCCGTGATATTCCAGCATGGTGATCAGGCCGGACCTGTTCCATGCTGGGTTCTCACGACTTTCAAGGGTCGCCCGCTCTGCGTCCGTGGTATCCCAATGCTCGTAGAGCCCGCCACGCCCGTACTCGTCGAGCACGGCCCGAACAGCGTTACGATCGTAGCCGGGCAGGTCGAGCAGATCATTGATCTCGGCACGGGTCAGGCGCGACTTCTCGATCACGTCGGCGTTGGCGATGTCGGCGACGCCCGGCGTCCACCAGATGTCGAACGGTGACACCCGGGTCCAGAACATCTTCGGTACCTGCTGGACCGTCGGCGGGCCGCCGCCGGGCGGCCACACGACTTCCGGGACGATCTTGACCGTCGGGCCCTTGATGCAGGCGAACGGGAAGATCGGCAGGTCGACGATGAACTCCGCCAGCGCGTGGTAGAAGCCGCCTTCCCGGAGATACTCCTCGATCCGGTCTTCGGCGACCTTGGCCTGCTTGGTGGCCTTTTTCTTCGCCGCTTCGGCCGCGCTCTCAAGCAGCGCCTCGCGCCGCTTGCGCGCACCGTCCGGGTCCGGCGGGACGCCGGCCTGCATGATCGTCTGCTCCTCGTGCTGGAGCAACGTACCGATCTTCTCCAGCACGTCCGGCGGAATATCCGGGTCGGCCGGCGGCTTCACCGCCCACGGCCGGTCCTGTCCCAAATAGATGTCGCGCAAAAGAGACGACGCCGCCCGGCATTTCTGGGCGGTGATGCGGGCGTAAATTTCCGACCCGCCGAATTTCTGCACCTCGCGCAGTTTGTCGGGCGAATACTGGCCGTTGAAGGTCCGCAGCGCCTCGATCAGCCGGCCCGACCAGCCCGCCGCGGTGTTGCGGTGGTTGCGCATGATCTCGAACTGGGTGCGGACGAAGCCGCCTAGCTCGTCCGGTGGCGACTGTGTATTTTGCGCGTAGGCAGCGGCTTGCGCCTGCTGCCGCTGTTGAAGCTGCGCTTCCAGCGCCGCCGGCGGGACGACCTGAAGAACACCTTGCTGGTTACCGAGAGGGATCGAAGCGGCCATCTCGACACCAAAAATGATAAACCTTAAGAAAGAATTAACCGGTCACTGCTAGGGGGAGTTGCATGGCACCCGACCTCGATGAAAGCACTCTGGCGAAACTCGCGCGCGAGATCGTCATGAACATCAGGAACTACAAAGAGACCTTCGAGACCTTCGGCATCACCGAAGAGGACTACTACGAGATCGAGAAGAACGAGTTCTTCAAGAAGGTCAAAGAGCAGTTCGCGATCGAGTGGAACGCGACGACGTCGACGTCCGAGCGGCTGAAAGTCGGCGCCATGGCCTATTTCGAGCAGCTGCTGCCGCGGCTGACCCGGCGCGCGATCGCCGGCGAAGACACGCTGGCCGCCTCGACCGAAGTCGGCAAGCTGCTGATGAAGACCGCCGGCATGGGGGAACAGACCAAGGGCGAGCCGAACCTCGCCGAGAGGTTCGTCATCACCATCAACATGGGCGGCGACACCGAGAAGTTCGACAAGCCGCTGGATATCACGACGATCGACGCGCCGGTGCTCACGCCCGCGCCGGCCGCGATCGCAGCGCCTGAAAAGCGCAAACGCGGGCGACCACGGAAGACCTACGATCAGGTCGCAAACATAGGGGGTCAAAATGGCTGATAATCCGCACGGCAGCATCGGCGCATTTCGCGTGCGCGAGAGCTTCAATCCGTCGCAAGACAACATGGTCGACAAGCTGAAGCGCTACACGGCCGACCT